ATGGCATACAACCTTTTCATCGCTTACGATCTAATCCCCCCGGGGCAGAATTACGAAGCGGTACAGAACCAGATTAGGCAGCTCGGCCAATGGTATAAGCTGCAATACTCGCTGTTCTACGTTCAATCACACGCGGACATTAAGACTGCCCATGACTTGATCCGGCTTGCGATGGACGAGGGCGATAAACTCGCCGTAATCGAAGCGCGAGACGCTTTCGTCAGCAATGTACCGGTTGGCGATCTTGGGGCCATCCGCGACGTGTTTGCCAAGGGGCCGGTCTACATACCCGCCTAATCCTATCAGCGGGAAGATTTCATTCCCTATGGGTGTTCATTTACTCATCGGGCTTGTCCTTCTTCCCGGATTCCTTCCCGGTCTTCGGATCGGGAGGGGTCTTCAACAGGCGGCGCGACACCTCGTCGCCCTATTACTGGTCTTTGTCCTTTTCACTCTCAGCCACGTGCATGGCATCGGACCTTAATGAAATTAAAGAACGCATCAGGTGGTGTGGAAACCGGAGCCTAGTGCTTAGCGCCCAGATTGATAACTTCATTCAATCTGGGGCTTACAAACTGTCACACACGGTTGACGCTGATACCGGCGATGGCACGTTCTACGTGCAACTAACGAGGCCACTACCAACAGACTTTCGCATCGAAGCCGGGACTATCATTCATGAGCTCCGTGCTACGCTCGACAACCTCGCGTGCGTACTCGCAATTCGGAACGGCAAGAGTGCTAAAGACACGTACTTCGCCATTTCTCGATCTATGGCCATCTTTCAGCAAGATGGCTTGAAAAAGAAACTCCGCAATCTGTCAGACAATGACAAGGCTGTTATTGCCTCCCTTGAACCCTATGATGGCGGCAACCCAATGCTCTTCGCACTTCATAAGTGCGACCTTGTCCGCAAGCACCAAAGACTGATCGCAACATCTAGCGGCATCCGTCAATTCGGTATTGGCAACGCTCGCATAACTTCCCTCAAGACGTTTCCCATCGGCCCCATAACGATGGAGCCTCAAGCCTTCGCGCTTATGGGCAAAGGCACTTGGGTCGAGATGAAAATCGCCATTGACATGAGCCTTTCGGAACCAGAGGCCATCGAAGGTCGCCCAATTGCAGCAGTGCTTCGCGATTTCACGAGCCTTGTCGACTCTATAATCAGTATTTTCGAGTGACTTCTTTATGCGAACCGGTCACGCATCAGTATCGTTTTCATCACCGGTGCGACAAGTATATTCCTAGGAAAAAATTCCTTGACACCGTGACGGTGGTTTGGTAGGTTCTGGCTATCGTCGGAGAATTGTGCCTGGGGCGGTGGTTTCGGGACATTTCGACCATATCATATTCGCCCCGCCGGGTGGGCGACACACGGGTGCTTTTCACAACATGACTAAGACGAATGCCAAGCGGCCGCTTCCGGTGGCGCAGTGGCTTGCCGCGCGTGCTATCGCCGAGGGCGAGCCGCCGACGCGCAAGCTGATCGCGCAGGTGCTGGGCTGCAACGAGACGACGCTTTACGAGCGCGCGGCGCTGGAAGGCTGGAAACGGCTGGATTTCCGGCGGCACGACGTAAAGGAGGCGCACCGGATGTTCGTCGCGGTGGCGCTTGAGGAATCCGGGGGTGGCGAGGCCGGCGGGGCGTCTTTCGAAGGCAGGGCTGCGGGCGTTGCCGGGGCTGGCATCGATGCCCATGGCGATGCGCAGGATGCAGACGGCGTGAGCGTCACCGACGCGGATCGGGCCGACGCCGACGGGGCCGACGACCACGCGGCCGACGAAGACCCGGTGGCGGTGCTGGCGCGATGTGCGTCGTTCGTGGCGCGTCGGGTCGATGCGCTGATCGTGCTGGCCGACGACGGCAGGCGCATTCCCAAGACAGAGATCGACACGCTGGGCGCGATGATGCGCATGATGGAGCGGTGGGAAGCCATCGCCGCCGAACGGACGAAGCAAGCGGAAGTGCAGAGCGATGAAGATTTGGCCGCCGTTCTCGAACGCATCGACGATCGTATCGTCGCCCTCGCTGAGGAGCTTGCAGGCCAGCTGGTCGCGAGGCGCGCTGTCGCCTGACGATCTGCGGCTGGCGGCCGGGACGTGGGTGACGAACGGCAGGCTGGCGCAGTATCCCGTGGGGCTGGAGCTTCTGGGCGTTCCGGCAATCGTCAACTGGCTGGTGATGGGCGGGCGCGGCTGCGGCAAGACGCGGTTGGGGGCCGAATGGGTCAACGCGATGGCGCGGGGGCTTTCGCCGTTTTCGCGAGGACACAGGACCATGCGGATCGCGCTGGTGGGCGAGACGCTGGGCGATGTGCGCGAGGTGATGGTTGACGGTGCGTCCGGCATATTGAGCGTGCCGAGAACCAACCGGCCACGCTATGAGCCGACGCGGCGCAGGCTTTTGTGGGAGAGCGGCGCGGTGGCGCAGGCGTTTTCGTCCGAAGACCCCGAAAGCCTGCGAGGCCCGCAATTCGAGGCGGCATGGTGCGACGAGGCGGCGAAATGGAAGAATGCGAACGACTGCTTCGACATGCTGCAGTTCGGCCTGCGGCTGGGTGAAAACCCGCGCCAGCTCGTGACCACGACGCCGAAGCCGGTGCCGCTGCTGAAGCGGCTTCTGGCCGACCCGACCTTCACGCTGACGCGGATGCGCACGCAGGACAATGCGGCGAACCTGGCGGGCGGGTTCATCGACGCGATCAGGGCGCGCTATGCGGGCTCGAGGCTGGAACGGCAGGAACTCGACGGCGAGATGATCGAGGACCGCGCCGACGCACTGTGGACGCGCGCCGGGCTGGAAATGATTGGCGCGGACCACGGGACGCTGCAGCGCATCGTCGTGGCGGTGGACCCGCCGGCGACCTCGCGGCGCACGTCGGACGCCTGCGGCATCGTGGTGGCCGGGCTGGACGAGGCTGGCAGGGCGGTGGTGCTGGAGGACGCGACGCTGGCGGCGGCAAGACCGCAGGAGTGGGCAGCACGCGCGGTGGCGCTTTTCAACCGGCACGAGGCTGACTGCATCGTCGCCGAGGTGAACCAGGGCGGCGAGATGGTGACGGCCGTGCTGCGCACGATCGACGCGGCGGTGCCGGTGCGCGAGGTGCGCGCACGGCGCGGCAAGTGGCTGCGGGCCGAGCCGGTGGCCGCACTCTATGCGCAGGGACGGGTGATCCATGCGCGGCACTTTCCCGAGCTGGAAGACGAGATGTGCGACTTCGGCCCGGAAGGGCTGTCGGGCGGGCGCTCGCCCGACCGGGTCGACGCGCTCGTATGGGCGATCACCGAACTGCTGCTCGGCACGACCGGGCAGCCGCGTATCCGCAATCTGAACTGAAAACAGGACGACATGATGGGTTGGGACTGGCCATGGAAACGCGGCCGGCGCGACGGCGCGCGCCTGCAAACCAAAGGCGGCGGCTACGGCTTCGTCGCCCTGCACGCGCAGGCCGATGCGCAATGGACGCGCAGGGATTATGCAGCGCTGGCGCGCGAAGGCTTCATGCGAAACCCGGTGGTGCACCGGGCGGTGCGCATGATCGCGGAAGCGGCGGCTGCGGTGCCCTGGCTGCTCTATGACGGGACGGCCGAGCTGTCGGAGCATCCGGTGCTGGATCTGCTGGAACGGCCGAACCAGCGCGGCGCCGGCGCGAGCTTCTTCGAGACGCTGTACGGGCATCTGCTGATGTCGGGCAACGCCTATGTCGAGCTGGCGGAGGCGGGCGACGCGCGCGAGCTGCACCTGCTGCGGCCCGACCATGTGGCGGTTGCGACAGACGCAAGCGGATGGCCGGTGGCGCTGGAACATCGCCAAGGCGGCTCGTCGAGACGCGTCGCGCTGGGCGGTGAGGATGGCGGGGGCGCGCTGCATCTGCGTCTGTTTCACCCGCTGGACGACCATTACGGGTTCCCGCCATTGCAGGCGGCACTGATGGCGCTCGACATCCACAACGCGGCGGGGCGCTGGAACAAGGCGCTGCTGGACAATTCGGCAAGGCCATCGGGCGCGCTGGTCTATGCCCCCAAGGAAGGCGGCAACCTCACCGAAGACCAGTATGCGCGCCTGAAGGAAGAGCTGGAGGAAGGCTATTCGGGCGCGGCGCGGGCAGGCCGACCGATGCTGCTGGAAGGCGGGCTCGACTGGAAGGCGATGGGGCTGACGCCGAAGGACATGGACTTCGTGGAGGCGCGCAACGGGGCCAGCCGCGACATCGCGCTGGCCTTCGGCGTGCCGCCGATGATCCTCGGCATTCCCGGCGACAACACCTACGCGAACTATCAGGAGGCCAACCGCGCCTTCTACCGCATGACGGTGCTGCCGCTGGTGGCCAAGACGGCGGTGGAGCTCTCGGCCTTCCTGGGCCCGCGCTTCGGCGACGGGCTGAAGCTGGGCTTCGACGCCGACCGGATCGACGGGCTTTCGGCCGAGCGCGAGGCGCTGTGGGCCCGCATCGGCGCGGCGGATTTCCTGACGGACGACGAGAAGCGGGAGGCGGTTGGCTATGGCGCTCGGCTCTGAGCCCATTTCAGGAGGCAGGAAACAGATGAACGATGCGATCTGGCTCTGGTGGGCCAAGATGGGCGGCGCGGCGGCGGGGTCGGCGATCTCGCTGGCCTATGTGCTGCCCGTCGAGCGGCGCGAGGCGGGCATACGCTTCGGCGTCGGGCTGGCGAGCGGGCTGGTGTTCGGCGGCACGGTGGGCCTGAAGATCGCCGTGGAGCTGGGCGTCGAGGAGCATCTCGGCCCCTACGAGCTGGTGCTGATGGGATCGGCGGCCGCAAGCCTGTGCGCCTGGTGGGCGCTGGGCGTCGTCATGCGCGCATTCAAGGCAAACGGACGAAACCGGAGCAGCACGGATGAAGCATGAGACGATACTTGCCGCGCGCGAGCGGAAATTCGCCGACGCGGCGATAAGCCATGTCGAGGGCGACGGCACGTTTTCGGGCTACGCCAGCGTGTTCGGCAGGACGGACATGGCGCGTGACGTGGTGGAGGCCGGCGCGTTCGCGCGCTCGCTGGCGCGGCGCGGGGCGGGCGGGGTGCGCATGCTCTATCAGCACGACCCGAACCAGCCGATCGGCACCTGGCTGGACCTGCGCGAGGACGCGCGGGGGCTGTTCGTGCGCGGACGGTTGACGCGTGGGGTGGGCCGCGCCGCCGAGGTGCTGGAACTGATGCGCAGCGGCGCGCTGGACGGGCTTTCCATCGGGTTCCGCACCGTAAAGGCGAAGCGCGACGCAAAATCCGGCGTGCGCCGGATCGTCGAGGCGGACCTTTGGGAAATCTCGGTGGTGACGTTTCCCATGCTGCCCGAAGCGCGGATCGACAGCGTGAAGGCGGGCAGGCGGCTGCCCTCGGTGCGGGAATTCGAACGTTGGCTGACGCGGGACGCGAAGCTGACACGCGGAGAGGCGCGCACGGTGATCGCGCGCGGCTTCTCCAGCCTCGTGGACGGGCGGGACGCCGCGCGGGGATCGGCGGAAGGGCTGGCGGAGCGCATTCGCCGGGCCATGGACACAATCAAGCAAGAGGAAGACAGGACATGAGGACATCTCAGGTCGCGCCTGAAACCAAATCCGACGGCGGCTATGCGGCGCTGGCGGACACGTTCGACGAGTTCATGACGACGTTCGCGGAGTTTCGCGACAGCAACGACAGGCGGCTGCGCGAGATCGAGACCCGCAAGGGCGCCGATGTCGTGACCACCGAGAAGGTGGACCGCATCTCCGATGCGCTCGACCGCCAGAAGCAGGTGCTGGACAACCTCGCGCTGAAGCGCGTGCGCCCGGCGCTGGGCGGCCGCGACGATGCGCTTTCGGTGGCCGACGTGGAGCGCAAGCAGGCGTTCGACAGCTACATGCGGTCGGGCGACGAGCGCGTGCTGCGCTCGCTGGAAACCAAGGACATGTCCTACGGCTCCGGCCCGGATGGCGGCTATCTGGTGCCCGACGAGGTGGAGGCCGAGATCGGCAGGCGGCTGGCGTCGATCTCGCCGATCCGCTCGATCGCCTCGGTGACGCAGGTGTCGAGCGCGGTGCTCAAGAAGCCGTTCATGGTGTCGGGGCCGGTGACGGGCTGGGTGGGCGAGACGGCCGCGCGGCCCAAGACCGGTTCGCCGGCGCTCGACGCGCTGCAGTTTCCGGCGGCCGAAATCTACGCCATGCCGGCGGCGACCCCGTCGCTGCTGGAGGATGCGGTCGTCAACCTCGACCAGTGGATCGTGGGCGAGGTGGAAGCGGCGTTCGCCGAGCAGGAGGGCAAGGCCTTGGTGGATGGCGACGGCGTGAACATGCCGCGCGGCTTCCTCGACTACGACCTGGAGCCGGAGGCCGACTGGGCGTGGGGCAGGATCGGTTACCTGGCGACGGGGGCGGCGGGTGCCTTCCCGGCGGAGAACCCGGCCGACAGGCTCATCGACACGATCTATGCGCTCAAGGCCGGCTATCGCCAGAACGCGAGCTGGGTGATGAACCGCAAGAGCCAGGCGGCGATCCGCAAGATGAAGGATGCCGACGGCAATTATCTGTGGCAGCCGCCGGCGACCGCAGGAAGCCGGGCCATGCTGATGGGCTTCCCGGTCGTGGAAGCCGAGGACATGCCCGACATCGCCAACGACGCCACGCCGATCGCCTTCGGCGATTTCCAGCGCGGCTATCTGGTGGTCGACCGGGCGGGCGTGCGCGTGCTGCGCGACCCGTATTCCGCCAAGCCCTACGTGCTGTTCTACGTGACCAAGCGCGTCGGCGGCGGGGTGCAGGACTTCAACGCGATCAAGCTGCTCAAGTTCGGCGTGGCGTAGGGGCGCGGCGGGCACCCCTCCCGCCCTCCCGACCCATGCCGCGACGGCCCCGGTTCTCCCTGCCGGGGCCGTTTTTCCTTCCCTGTCCGACGAGGTTCGAATGACACAATTCCGTACGGTGGCGCCCGAGGCCGAGCCGGTGACGCTGGTCGAGGTGAAGCGCAATTTGCGCATCGGCCACGACAGCGAGGACGAGTTGCTGGGCGGGCTGATCCGGGCGGCGCGCGAAGAGGTGGAGGCCGCCTGCGGGCTGGCGCTGATCGACCAGTCGTGGCGGCTTTCGCTTGACAGGCTGCCGCGTTCGGGCCGCGTTCTGCTGCGCCGGCACCCGGTGCGCGAAATCCTGTCGGTGACGGCTTATGGCGCAGACGGCGAGGCCTCGCTGGTTGACCCTTCGAGCTATCGGCTCGACGGCAATGCGCGTCCGGCAAGGTTGCATTTTTCGACGCTGCCGAAGCCCGGCGTCGCGATGAACGGGATCGAGATCGATTTTGCGGCCGGCTTCGGCGAGGCAGGCACCGACGTGCCAGACGCCCTCAAACGGGCGATGCTGATGCTGGCGGCGCACTGGTACGAGTTCCGCGCGCATTTTTCGGCCGCCGACCAGCCGGTATCGCTGCCTGCGGGCTACGACCGGCTGATTGCGCCGTGGCGCATGCGGAGGCTCTAGATGAGGGGCGAGTTCATCGATCCGGGCCGGTTCCGGCACGAGCTTGCGCTGGAGGCGGCGACGCTGCTGCCGGACGATGCGGGCGGCCACGCCGAGCAATGGAGCGAGATCGCCACGGTGTTCACGCGCATCGAGCCGGTGACGGCCAGGAGCCGCTTCGGCGCGGACCAGACGATCGAGACGTTGACGCACCGCATCACGCTTCGCCACCGTGGCGACCTGCGCAGCGGCATGCGGATGAGGCGGCTCGACCGGGTGTTCGAAATCATGACCGTTCACGATCCCGACGAGAGCGGCCGATACCTTGTGTGCGGGGTTCGGGAGGAGGGCTTGTGAAAGCGACGATGAAGCTTACGCTCGACGGGCTGCTGCGCACGCTGGACGCGCGAGCCCGCGAAATCGCCGAGAAGATCGCGGCGGACAGGCTGGTCCAGGCAAGGCGCGAGGCACGCATCGCCGCCGCCGGTGACGAAAGGGAGGAGCGGGCGACATGACATCTGCCGCGATGGAATTGCAGAAAGCGGTGTTCGCGGTGCTGAGCGCCGACGCGGGGCTGCTGGGCAAGCTGGGCGAGCCGCGCATCTACGACCACGCGCCGGCGAGGGCGGAATTCCCCTACCTGACCTTCGGCCGGAGCACGGTGCGCGACTGGAGCACCGACAGCGAGGAGGGCAGGGAGCATCTCCTGACCATCCACGTGTGGTCGAAGGCGCGGGGCCGGGGCGAGACGCTGGAACTGCTGGATATGGTGCGCTCCGCGCTGGCGGATGTTGAGCCGGCGCTCGACGGGCACCATCTGGTCAATTTGCGCGCCGAGTTCGAGGAAGCCCGGTTCGACGACGATTTCGGCGTCTATCACGGCCTGCTGCGGTTTCGCGCGGTGACCGAGCCCACAAGCTGACATCGGCGCCCAGGGGCGCTTTTCGAGATCATCAAACCATAAAGGAGGCTCGCTGTGGTGGCACAGAAGGGCAGGGATCTTCTGTTGAAGATCGGCAATGGCGGAAGCTTCGTGACGGTGGCGGGGCTGCGCACCAAGCGGCTGGCGTTCAACAGCGAGACGGTCGACGTGACCGACGCGGATTCTGCGGGGCGCTGGCGCGAACTGCTGGCGGGAGCCGGCGTGCAACGCGCCTCGCTGAGCGGGGCGGGCATCTTCAAGGATGCGCAGTCGGACGCGCTGATCCGCACCGGCTTCTTCGCCGGGACGATCGTTTCCTGGCAGCTGGCGATACCGGATTTCGGCACTGTGGAAGGGCCGTTTCAGGTGACGGCGCTGGAATATACCGGCAACCACGATGGCGAGGTGACGTTCGAGATCGCGCTGGAATCGGCCGGCTCCATCAGCTTCGCGGCGGCATGACGATGGCCAACAGGAGACGCGGCGAGATCGCCGCAACGATCGACGGGCAGGAGCGCGTGCTGTGCCTGACGCTGGGCGCGCTGGCCGAACTGGAAGCCGCCTTCGAGGTGGAAGACCTCGCGGCGCTGGCGCAGCGCTTCTCGACGGGGCGGCTTTCGGCCCGCGACCTGACGCGGGTGGTGGCCGCCGGCCTGCGCGGCGGCGGCGCGGCGGTGAGTGACGGCGACGTCGCCGCGATGACGACGGAAGGCGGGATCGCGGGCTTTGCCGCCATCGCCGTCGACCTGCTGAAAGTGACCTTCGGCGCAGGCGACGGAACGCGCGCGGACCCCTGAACGCCGCAACCGGCACGACGCGCCAGTTTCCGTGGGACGAGCTGATCGCCCTGGGCCTGGGCCGGCTGCGGCTTTCCCCACGCGATTTCTGGGCGACGACGCCGCGTGAGCTTGCGCACGTGCTGCGCGCGCTCGGCGCGGGCCAGCCCCTGCGCCGACCTGTGCTGGAAAGGCTGATGACGATGTTTCCCGATACGAGAGAAGAGGGCTGACGATGATCGACGGCGTGGAGCCCATCGAAGTGCGCTTCGATGTGGATACGCAGGCATTCACGGCGGCGCTGGACGATCTGGCATCGCTGTCGGATGCGTTCGGCCGCCAGCTGACCGGCGCGCTGCGCGACGCCGTCGTGAACGGCCGTTCGCTGGAGCAGGTGCTTCAGCGCATCGGCCTCAACCTAGCCGGCATGGCGCTGAACATGGGCCTGCGCCCGCTTTCGGGCCTGATCTCGGGGCTGTTGCCGGGCTTTCTGGGCGGCGGTGGCGGGCTGCCTTTCCTCACCGAAGGAGGGTTTGCCGCGCCGAGCTATCTGCCGTCGGCCTCGGCGATAGGTGCAGCGGGCGGAGCGACGGTTTCCGCCGCGATCGGCCAGAACGCGCAGGGCGTGCCGATGGATGGCGGGAGCCGCGCCGGCGCGCCGACGAACGTGGTCTTCAACGTAACGACGCAGGACGCCGCATCCTTCCGCAAATCCGAAGCGCAGGTGACGGGGATGCTGGCACGCGCCGTCTCACGCGGCACGAGAACCCTTTGAGGCAGAGAGGCTGATGCAGAGTTTCCACGAAGTCCGGTTTCCGGTCTCCGTCTCGTTCGGCGCGACGGGCGGGCCGGAACGGCGCAACGAAATCGTGACGCTGACATCGGGACGCGAGCGCCGCAACCTGCGGTTCTCGCAGTCGCGCCGCCACTTCGACGCCGGCACCGGCGTGCGCTCGCTGGCCGAACTGAACGAGATCATCGCGTTCTTCGAGGCACGCAGGGGTTCGTTTCACGGATTCCGGTTTCGCGATCCGTTCGAGATGAAATCCTGCCCGCCGGACCAGATGCCGGCACCCACGGACCAGCTTGTGGGTACCGGCAACGGCGCGACGGCGAGCTTCCAGCTCGTCAAACGCTACGGCACCGGCGCGGACATTTATCTGCGGCCGGTCCGCAAGCCGGTGTCGGGCACGGTGCGGGTGGCGGTCGCGGGTGTCGAGCGGACGAGCCCGACGCATTTCACCGTGAACCACCAGACCGGCGTCGTGACGTTTCAGCCCGGCTCGATCCCGGCCAGCGGGCAAACCATCCATGCCGGCTACGAGTTCGACGTGCCGGCACGCTTCGATACGGAGCGCATCGCCATCAGCCTCAGCGCCTTCAAGGCGGGGCAAATCCCGTCCATCCCAATCGTGGAGATCGACCCTTGAGCGCCTATTCTCCCGCGTTCCGCGCGCATCTCGAAAGCGAGTGCACGACGCTGTGCCATTGCTGGCGGGTGACGCGCCGCGACGGCCAGAGTTTCGGCTTCACCGACCATGACCGTGCGCTGACGGTGGATGGCTTTGCCTACGAACCCCAGAGCGGCTTTGCGACAAGCGAGGCGCGCGCATCGCTGGGAATGGCGGCCGACGCGGTGGACGTGGAGGGTGCGCTGTCTTCCGACGTGATTGCGGAAGACGACATCGCGGGCGGCCTGTTCGACGGCGCGACCGTCCAGACGCTGCTGGTGAACTGGCAGACGCCGACGCAGTTCGCCTCGATCCGCAGGGCGGTTATCGGCAAGATCGTCCGGGCCGACGGGCGGTTCGTCGCCGAGTTGGAGAGCGTGGCGGCAAGCCTCGACCGCCCCAACGGCCGGTATCTGAGGCGGACCTGCGATGCGCGGCTGGGCGATGCGCGATGCGGGGTGAACATGAGCGCCGGCGCGTTGAACGGGAGCGGCGCGGTCGTGCAGCAGACTGCGCCTGCCACCATCCGGGTGAGCGGGCTTGGCGGTTTCGCGGCCGCGTGGTTCTCGTTCGGCGAGATTTCGTGGACCGGCGGCGCGTTGCAGGGTCGCTCCGCCATCGTGGTGGACCATCGGATCGCAAGCGAAGGCGGGCTGATCGTGCTGCCGGCCGACGAGGCGATGCCGGCGCCGGGAGACACGTTCAGCATCGTCGCCGGCTGCGACAAGCAGTTTGCGACCTGTAAGTCGAAGTTCTCCAATCCCGTCAATTTCCGGGGGTTTCCGCATCTGCCGGGCAATGACGCAGCCTATGGCTACGTCACCGGTGGCGGACAGTTCGACGGAGGGCCGATCGTCGAATGAGCAAGTCTCGCGGGAATGCGGCAGCTGCCGTGCTGGCTGAAGCCGAGACGTGGATCGGCACGCCGTATCGCCATCAGGGCGCGACGAAGGGACTGGGCTGCGACTGCCTGGGACTAGTGCGCGGCATCTGGAAGGCGGTGTACGGGCGCGAACCCGACACGCCCGGCCCCTATGCCGCCGACTGGGCGGAGGCGGGCGGCAAGGACCGATTGCTGGAGGCCGCGGGCCGACACTGCCGAGAAAAGCCGCTGGACGCAGCGAGGCCCGGCGACCTGATCGTCTTTCGCTGGCGGCCGCAGCACGCGGCCAAGCATATGGGCCTGCTGATGCCGGGTGACTGCTTCGTGCACGCCTATGAAGGCCACGCCGTGACGATCTCGGCGCTGGTGCCGCAATGGCGACGCCGGATCGCCGGCGTGTTCGCCTTCCCCGATCTCGACGTGAACTGAAGGGCCAGGCGCATGGCAACGATCGTATTGCAGGCCGCAGGTGCGTTTCTGGGCGGCTTCCTCGGGCCCGTCGGATTCGCGATCGGGCGAGCCGCGGGAGCCATGGCCGGCTACATGCTCGACCGCAGCGCGCTGCAGAGCCTGCAGCGCGTGGAGGGTCCGCGGCTCAGCTCGATGAAGCCGTTTCTGGCCGAGGAGGGCGCGCCGCTGGCGCGGCTCTACGGCACGGTGCGGGTGGGCGGCAACGTCATCTGGGCGACGCGGTTCGAGGAGGCGAGCCAGTCGCGGCGCGGAGGCGCGAAGGGCGGGCCCAAGGTGACGACCTATTCCTACTATGCCAACGCTGCGTTTGCGCTGTGCGAGGGCGAGATAGCGGGCGTGAGGCGCATCTGGGCGGACGGGCGCGAGCTCGACCTGGAACAGGTGACGGTGCGGGTCCATCGCGGCAGCGAGAGCCAGCCCGTGGACCCGCTGATCGCCGCCAAGCAGGGCAGCGGCAATGCGCCCGCCTATCGCGGCGTCGCCTATGTCGTGTTCGAGCGGTTTCCGCTGGACGATTACGGCAACCGCCTGCCGCAGTTCCAGTTCGAGGTGATGCGGCCGGTGGACCGGCTGAACGAGCAGATAAGATCGGTGGTGCTGCTGCCGGGATCGACGGAATACGGACTGCTGCCGCGCGCGGTGACGCGCAGTCCGAGGCGCGGCGAGACCGTGCAGGTGAACCGCAACGTGCTGCACGGGGCCTCCGATCTGGCAGCCTCGCTGGACGAGCTTCAGGCGCTGTGCCCGAACCTTCAGGAGGTCGCCGTCGTCGTGACGTGGTTCGGCAGCGACCTGCGGGCGGGCGCCTGCACGGTACGCCCGGCAGTTATGTACAACGACGCGTCGGGGCATGCGGAGCCGTGGGAGGTTTGCGGGGTCTCGCGCGCCGCCGCGGCGACGGTGAGCTTCGTGGGCGACAACGCATCCTATGGCGGCACCCCGTCCGACCGGTCGGTGATCGAGTGCATCGCCGAGATAAGGCGCAGGGGCCTGCGGGTCGCGCTCTACCCGTTCATGATGATGGACATCCCGCCCGACAACGCGCTGCCGAACCCCTATGGCGGGACAGGCCAGCCGGCGTTCCCCTGGCGCGGACGCATCACCTGCAGCCCGGCACCGGGGCAGGGCGGCAGCGCGGACAGGACGGGCGCGGCGCGAAGCCAGGTCAATGCGTTCTGCGGGGGAGCGTCGGTGGGCCACTTCGCGGTGGCCGGCGGGCGCGTGACCTATGCGGGGGCCGCCGACGACTGGGGCTATCGCAGGCTGGTGCTGCACTACGCGCATCTGGCGGCCGTGGCGGGCGGGGTAGATACGTTCCTGCTGGGCTCCGAGATGCGCGGGCTGACCACGCTGCGCGACGGGACGAACGCGTTTCCGTTTGTCGAGGCGCTGTGCCAGCTTGCGGGCGACGTGCGCGGGGTGCTGGGCGCGGGGGCGGGGATCAGCTACGGGGCCGACTGGTCGGAATATTTCGGCCATCAGCCGGCGGACGGCTCGGGGGACGTCTATTTCCATCTCGACGCGCTGTGGGCGCATGAGGCGGTGAGCGCCGTCGGCATCGACAACTACATGCCCCTGTCGGACTGGCGCGACGAGGACTATGGCGGCGGCAACCCGGACGGGTTCGCATGGCCCTACGACCTCGCCGGCCTGCGCGCCCAGATCGGGGCGGGCGAGGGGTTCGACTGGTACTATGCCAGCGACGCCGCGCGGTCGGGCCGCAACCGCTCCCCCATCTCCGACGGGGCATACGGCAAGCCGTGGGTCTATCGCTACAAGGACATCCGGTCGTGGTGGGAGAACCAGCACTTCGATCGTATCGGCGGGGTGGAGGCCGCAACGCCGACGGCCTGGACGCCGCGCTCCAAACCGGTCTGGTTTACCGAACTGGGCTGCCCGGCGGTGGACAAGGGGCCGAACCAGCCGAACGTGTTTCCGGATGCGCTGTCTTCGGAGAACGCCGTCCCCTATTTCTCGTCCGGCGGGCGTTCGGACATCGCGCAGGCGCATTTCCTGCGTGCGCACATGGATCGCTGGAGCCCGGCGAGCGGGCACTTCCAGCCAGCCCACAACCCCATATCTCCCATCTATGGCGGCAGGATGGTCGATCCGTCGCGGCTCTATGTCTGGGCGTGGGATGCACGGCCGTTTCCGGCATTTCCGGCCGACGGCGAATTGTGGAGCGACAGCGCCAACTGGCATCGCGGCCACTGGCTGAACGGGCGTCTGTCAGGCGTTTCGGCCGCCGGGCTGATCCGCGCGATCCTGACCGACCATGGGCTGGCAGGGGTCGACACCGACCGTGTCGGAGGCAGCGTCGCCGGCTATGCGGTCGAAGCGCCGACGACCGCGCGATCCGCGCTGGAGCCGGTGGTCGAGCTGCACGGCATCGGCGTGCGCGACGAGGACGGGACGCTGGTATTTCGGGATCGCGGCACGGTGGCCGGCGAGCCGCTGACGATTGCGGACATGGTGGTGGAAGAAGGCGGCGCGACGCTGGAGCGCACGCGCCTGCCGCGCCACGAACTGCCGGACGAGGCGGAGCTGGCGTTCGCCAATCCCTTTCTGGACTATCAGGCATCGGTGGCGCGCAGCGCGCCCTTCGACGGTGAGGGTGGAGGAAGCCGCTCGCTCGGCTTTCCGGGGTGCCTGGAAACCGGAGCCGCGGCCGCGCTGGTGGACGACTGGCTGCGGCGGGCGCAGAGCGGCCGCGAAAGCGTGACGTTTTCCGTGCCGCCGGGAGCCGTGGACGTGGAGCCGGGCACACTGGTGAAGCTGCCCAACGATGCAGATGGCCGCGAATATCTCGTGACCGCGGTGGAAACGGGCATGGCCCGCCGCGTCTCGGCAATGAGGACGGCGCGTGCAGCGCCCACGCCGTGGCGCGCAGGCGCGACGGGCCGGGCGGGCGCGAGACCGGCCATCGCGGGCGCACCTTACGTGCTGATGCTGGACCTGCCCGCAATGCCCGGCAGTGCGGCGCCGCAGGACGATTTCCGCGTCGCGGCCTATGCCAGCCCGTGGAAGGGGCAGGTCGCCTATTCGTCGCCGGAGGAAACGGGCTTCGCCTTCACCGCGGGCCTTGCCGCACCAGCCACGATGGGTGAACTGGTCGATGCGAGCAGCGAGGGTGTCGAGGGCCGGTTCGACACGCATGGTGCGCTGACTGTCGCGCTCTACGACGGCGAGCTTTCGAGCATATCCGACCCCCAGCTTCTCAATGGCGGCAACACGGCCGCGATGCGGGCCGACAATGGCGAGTGGGAGATCGTGCAGTTTGCAGGCGCGGAGGAGATCGCGCCCTCGACCTGGCGGCTGACCCGGCTGCTGCGCGGACAGCAGGGCACGGGTGATGCGATGAATGCCGGACATTCGTCCGGCGCGGCCTTCGTGTTGCTGGACGATGCTGTCGGCAGTGCGGGCCTTTCGCCCGAACAGGCCGGGCTGACGCTCAACTGGCGCGTAGGCCCGCAGGGCGAGCAGTTCGGCGGGGCGAACTATGTCGAACTCAACGAGGCAGGAGGCGTGCGCTCGCGGCTGCCGCTGTCTCCGGTCCATCTGCGGCTTGCGCGTCAGCCCGACGGAGCCGCGCGCCTGACATGGACAAGGCGCGGGCGCGTCGATGCCGACAACTGGCTGGCTGAGGACATCCCGCTGGGCGAGGAGTTCGAGCGCTACCGCATCGAAATCCGCTCCTCTGCCGGCAACCTGTTGCGAACGGCGCAGACCGGCGTGCCGAACTGGACCTATGGCAGCACGCAGATCGCGGCCGATCTGACCGTACTGCCGGCCGAAATCGACGTGACGATCCGCCAGATCAGCGCGACCGTCGGCGCGGGCCTGCCGGCCACCAAACGCTTTCACCTGACATGAACCCGAGGAGACCCCATATGGAAGATGCCAAGCCATGGTATATGTCGCGCACGATCTGGGCCGCGCTGGTGATGGTCGGCGCGACGATTGCGGGCGGTTTCGGCTTCGCGCTGGACGATGCGGACACCGAGGCGCTGGCCGACGCGCTGTTCCAGACCGTCGCTGCGCTGGCCGGCGTGATCGCGATTCTGGGCCGGCTTGGGGCGACGACGAGAATTGAATGAAACCCAAGCGGGAATTGTTCATTCCGTGTTCAGCCGCCATGCGTTAGAAACACAGCCATGAACACGCTCCACACCCTCCTTCGCACTGCGACCATCGTCGTTTCGATGGCGGGCATGCTCGTCTCCTCGGTGATCGCCGCGCCGGTGCCGGCACCAGCGGTCCCGGCCGCGCCGGTGCAACTGGCGCAGTCGGGCGATTGCTACGCCATCGGCATGCAGACGGCCGCGCAGGAAGGCGGCCAGCTCGCCCGGGCAACGCAGGAGGTGAGAGGCGGCCAGCAGGTCTGCGTCATCGTCGTGCTGGTGGCAGCACAGGGTGGCGAACGGCCCCGCCGCAAGGAGATCGTGGTGCCGATGGGCTGA